CCAAGTGTACCAGGGAAAGTTAAATTACCAGAATTATCTCCTGTTATCCAAGTTGTAGTTGTTGAACCATCATTACCAGCAATTATTAATTGTCTATTGTCTGTTGCTGAACTTGGATCAACTGCTGAACCTATAATTACGTTTCCTGAACCAGAAGTAATATTATCTCCAGCATTTTCTCCAATACAAAGATTTCTAACACCAGTAATATTTAATCCAGCACTTTCTCCTATTGCAATATTATTATTTCCTGGATCGGCCGATCCTAAAGCAGAAGAACCAATACCAATACAACCTTGCATATCAGTTGCTGCTGCTCCAGCAGTAGAACCAATAAATACGTTATGTGAACCTGTGGTTAATGCTGTTGCAGCATCTTGTCCAAGTGCTGTATTAGAATCACCAGATGTAAGTGCATCCAAAGCTCCAATTCCAACACCTGTGTTATCGTCTGCTGATGATAAAGTTCCTGTTGTTGCATGACCAACTAATAATGAGTCAGTAAAATTAGTTCCTTCAATTTTACCTGGCATTAATTCACCAGTTACATTAGGTAAAGTGTGAACTGCACTACTACCTACTGAATGGGCTTGTGCTTTTAGTTGTTGACCATGTGAATTATTTTCACAATTAAATTGAATAGTACCTGGATTAGTATTACCAAGAATAGTTACATGCCCTGTGCCTTTTGCCCCTATATTAAAATCTATGTTAGAATCACCACCAGTGGCTTGTATAGATGGTGGATTACTTGTTGCAGCATTTGTTATATCAAATTGATTAACTGCTGAACTGGTTGTTTGAAATATAATTTGTTCATTACCATTTTCATCTGCAATAAAATGTGCATCATCAATTAAAATATTTGCAGAGTTAGTATCTAAGTCACCACCTAATTGAGGTGATGTATCTTCAACTACATTATTTAATGCAGCGGATGTAGCAAGTCCTGCTACAATTGTTGATCTTGCAATTTTTTTAAGACCACCACCTGAAGTATCAACTGCTATAAAAACATCATCATTTGCAACTGTAGATATTTCAGACAAACTTCCTGCAGCAATTGAATTAAAATTTGTACCATCTGCAATTAATAAATTACCTGCAGTATTTGTACCCATAGTAATATCATCACCAGATACTGTAAGATCTCCTGATATAGTTAAATTACCACCAGATGATAATGACATTTTTTCACTAGCTGCTTCTGAAGCACCTGTTTTAAAACTTAGTTTTGTAGCATTTGAAGAAGAACTAAAGTCACCTTCTGAAACTGCTTCAATACCAGCTGCAACTAAAATTGCATCTGTTCCTGTACCTTCGTCTGGTGCTTGAAAATCTATTTTACCAATTATATCATTTGCTGCAATATCTGTTTCACCTGTTTGTAAAGTAAGTGATACTGGTTTATCATCAGAAGTTGCTGTATGTTTTAAAGTTAATCCTGTATCAGCAACGTGTGTAAGTTTTATTTCTTGGTCATCACCAAAATTTA